CCCTTATAAATGGTCAGACATACAGATTGGGGGTGCGTCCGTTGAACTCACAAAAAGAGGATTGTGTAATAGCATTCCTTACTGGGTTAGATGGTCAATACCAAACGGGGGTGATTAACATCAATATTTTTGTCCCTACATTCAAAAATAACGATAATCAGTATAGGAAAAACTTTGTACGTTGTGAAGCTATTGAGCGTGCTTTAATGCCTATCATTGAAGAAGCTAAAACAGCCCTTCGCAACTATAGGCTAACATTGCACCAGCTCATACAAACCTTTGAGGACACAGATATTAAGCAGTTTTTTATCAACGCAAAAGTAAAATTCAGATATAACACATTTAATAATTAAAAATTATGGCATACGTAGACAATAACGCCACCGCTTGGGGTGAAGTAGAAGTTAAATTCGGTACACCAGGAGCAGGAAACACTATGGCAACAACCCTAAAAACATTAGGGATAATCAAAGAAGATAGTCTTTCTTGGGAAAAAGAAGACGGAAAAGTATATAAGTGGACAGCTATTGGAGGTAAAATCATTGACCAAATGAAAGGCGAACCTACACTTAAAATAAAATGTACCGCCAAGAACCTTAACAAGGCTTTACTTGCTGAAGTTTGGGACATAACAGAAACAGGCGACAAACTTGCTGTAAATTCTTTCGTATCAAGCAAAAAACAATCCGTATCGCTCGTTCCTAAAGTGTCAGGAGCAGAAAAAGTAGATGTACCATACTGCTCTGTTGCGGCTACTTTAGCATTTAGCGAGTCAGAAGGGTATAATCTCGAACTTGAGATTACTATTCTTAGCCCTGGCCCTGGTAAACCATTTTTAACCATCGAAAAAGTAGCGTAACCTATGGAAGAACAAGTAGCACAAACCCTACTTGAAGAACCTACAGCAGTAACCATTGGGGGCGAAGCGTATCAAGTCGCTCTGCCCTCTATTTTTACCCTCGTAAGGGCTTCAAAGTACATCAGCAAAATACCCACCGACACCATTAACGAAGGGAATATATTAGGCTCAATCATACACAATGCCGAAGAATATGAAAATATAGCGTGGGCTATAGCAGTAATTCTATTAGGCAAAAAATTCACTGAAATAGTTACCTATCCTAAATGGCAGTTTTGGCGTAAAAAGAAGAATATAACCAGAGGCGAATTACTGGCAAAAAAACTCATTAACACCCCCATTACCGAAGTATCAGCCGCCTTCTTTAAAGTGTTAGGACAAATAGATATACGCGCTTTTTTCGTCATTACCACTTCCCTCAAAGGAATGATGATAACCAAGCCGACGAAGGAAGTGGAGACAGAAATGACAGCATCTGGGGACTTGTAGGCTCATTCGCCAAGCAGTACGGACTAACCTTCAACTACGTGCTAAAAGAAATAAGCTATGCCAATGTAATGCTTTATAGTGCTGTCATTCCTTCTTATGATTATGATAAAGATAAAGGCACAAAAAAAGCACCTCAAGAGTCAGAAAAACGTACCAATTATGGGAATTTTCTCAAAGGAATGAAACAATTCACCCAATAATGCGTGATATACCCATAATCACGCATTATCACTATAAAAACTAAATCGTATGCAAACTAATGACGGAAATTTGGTCTTTGATGTAAAAGCAAATTACGAAGGTCTACAAAAAGAAGTCGAGGCAATTAAAAAGCAATTCGAGCAAATGACACGCAAAGCCGTTGAAGAGGGCAAAAAGCAAGCCGATGTATGGCAAACCCTCCTCAAAGGCGCAACCGCCTATTTTACCCTACAAGGGGCGCAATCCTTCATTAGCCAAATGGTAGCCGTACGCTCCGAATTTCAGCAGCTCGAAATATCCTTTGGCACTATGCTCAAAAGCAAGGAAAAAGCCAACGAACTAATGGCACAACTCACCGACCTTGCCGCTAAAACCCCTTTCGGATTGCAAGAAGTATCTGAAGGGGCTAAGCGTTTGCTTGCCTTTCAAGTTCCTGCTCAAGAGGTAACCGAAACCCTCCGACGAATGGGTGATGTAGCTGCAGGATTAGGCGTACCTATGGGACAACTCATTCACGTATACGGGCAAGTGAAAGCACAAGGAAAGCTAATGACCAACGACCTATACCAGTTTATGAATGCCGGTATCCCTATCATTGCTGAACTAAGCAAAGTCGTAGGCAAGAGCGAAACCGAAATCAAAGATATGGTATCAGCGGGCAAAATAGGTTTTCCTGAAATACAAGCCGTTATCAAGAATATGACCAGCGAAGGCGGCTTGTTCTTCAACCTAATGGCAGAGCAAAGCAAGTCGTTAGGCGGACAAATATCCAACCTGCAAGACAACTTCGACCAAATGCTCAACGAAATAGGAAAGGCAAGCGAAGGTGCGGTATCTGGGGCTATATCGAGCGTATCTTTCTTGGTTGAAAATTATCAAACGCTCGGCAAAATCATCGCAGGGCTCATCACCACCTACGGAGCATACAGGGCAGCTGTTATCGTCAATATCACCCTTACACGCAGTTGGGCAGTAGCCGCTCGTGCTGATGCTATCGCCAAAGGCATACAAACCACCGCTACCAATATAGCAACCACAGCCACCAAAGCCCTCAATGCCGCTATGAAAGCTAACCCATACGTATTGGTAGCCACCGCCTTAGTCGGATTAGTTTCATATATGGTACTGTTCAACAAAGAAGTATCCGTAGCCGAAAAAGCCCAAAAAGCCTTCAACGAAGAACAAGAACGCCAAAAGAACCTACTACAAGAGGAACGCAACGAAATCGACAAACTCATCGAGGTAGTAAAAGACGAAAATGCAGCCAAAGGGCAACGCTTAAATGCCCTCAATAAGCTAAAAGATATATACCCCGACATATTCAGTAAGTACAAAACCGAAGAGGAACTCATTCGCAACATTGCTAATGCGCTAAAAGAGGTCAATAATGCACAGAAAAACAAAGACCTCCAAATGGATAAAGCCTATATCGAGCGTTTGAAAGTACAACGAAACGGATTAGAAGCAAAACTAAAAACAGCAGCCAATCCCGTAGATATAGCCAATTACAAAGAACAAATACAAGCCGTAAACATTCAGATAGACAAAGCCAGCAAGCAGCACGCTTGGCAATCTACCCTCAAACGCATTGATGATATAGCCGAACTATCAGCCGATGAGCAAGCCAAAGAGCGCAAACTGATGATTGAGGAATACAACCGTAGGCACAACGCTAAGCAGGCTAAAAACCAAAACCTTTTAAAAGAAGGCGAAAAACAGGATATACGCAAAACCACCCTATCGCCGCTTGCCACTACGGGCTATGAAAACTTTTCTGATGCCGATTTAGGGCTTATCATTAGCAAAGCTAAGCAATTAGAAGAAGCAGAAAAAGAGCGCAATAAAGTCATAGACACTCGTAATGAGCTTCTTGCTAAACAAAAGGAATTAGCAGAAAAAATAAGTGCTATACAATCAAAGGGAGGTCAAACGCAAAACGACAAAGACGAATTAAGCAAACTACAAAAGGAAAAAGAGGATATTGATAAAAAGCTAAAAGGCGAGTACAACGAGCAAAGCAAAAAAGCCACAACAAAAGCCAAAAAAGAAACCCTTCCAGAGTTCGACACTGAAAAAGCCAACAGAGACCACCAGCGACAAATCCAAGACGACCTTTTTAAAATAGAAGAAGCCCGCATCAAGACAATGCAAGAAGGGGCGGACAAACGCTTTGCTATCATACAATTAGAGTACGACAAGCAAGAAGAAGAGATAAGGAGGCGTTCGCAAGACCAGTTAGCCGCCTTTATTGAGACGCAAAAAGCAGAAGCCGAAGCAGCGGGCAAATGGAAAAAAGGGCAGGACTTCGACACCAATACCGAAGCCATCAATGCCGAAAAAGCCCGCCTTGCAGAAAACGAGAAGACACTTTTAGCCGACAATGCTGAGTACCAACGTATGCAGCAGGAACAAGTCTATAAAGAGCTGTTAGAAAAGTACCAAACCTACACCGACCAGCGCAAAGCCATTGAAGAAAAATACAATGCTGATATAGCCGCTTTGCAATCCAAGTTAGGGGCAGACGCTCCACAAGTGAAGAAGGCGCAAGACGAAAAGGCACGAGAACTCAAAAAGTTGGACATACTCTACAAGAAAGAAGGCACTGCCATTGCAAAACTCTTTGAGAACCTGCGCAAAAAGACCGTCAAGGAAATACGCCAAACCATTACAGATGCCGAAGCCGAGATTGACACCTTAGCAAGCACCCTTGATATGAGCGACAATGCCAATGTAGAGTTTATTAAAAACCTCCGTCAGCAAATTGAGCAAGTAAGAGATACCGCCGACCGTAGCGATACCACTTTTGGCAAGCTCGGCACGAATATTAAGAAGCTATTCCACGCCAAACCTAATACAGCCGAGTGGCAAGAAGCCTTCAATGGAATGCTATCATCAGCGCAATCTATTACAAGCGAGTTTGCCCAATTAGGACAAGAATTTGAAAAACTCGGACAAAGCACAGGCAATGGCTTCTTTAGCAGCTTTGGAGAAAGCGTAAAAGAAATGGGAAGTGTAATAAACAAGACCTTATCATTTGCTCAAATGGGAAGCGCAGCAGGCCCTTGGGGAGCTGCTGCAGGTGCGGTAATAGGTACTGCTTATGGTATCTATGAAAAATTAGAAAGTAATAAGGAACGTGCCAGACAAAGAGAACGCCAATGGAAAGAGCAAGAAATTCAGTATGAAAAAAAGATAAACGACCTTAGAGACCAACGAATACTGAAAGGTGAAAAACATACTAACCCTTTCACTACGGATAAGATAGGGAAGCATTTGGATATACTGAATAACTATAAAGAAAAGCTAAAAGGACTTCGTAGTGATGTGGCAAAAATAGAAAACACCCAGATATTTGACCATTACGAAAAAAGAACTGAATGGTTTCCTGATGCATTTACTATTTACAAAGAATATCAAGAAGCAATAACCAAACCTTTCAAAGAAAAGTTTGGTAGTTTATTCCTGAAAAACGGAGAAATAGACTTTGAAGCCTTAGAGCGACTTAACCCAAATAGTAAGGAGTTTAGAACATTCCTAAAATCTACTAAAGATATTAGAAATCCTGAAATACAAGCAGGAATTGACAGTGCTATCAATCAAGCTAAAGAAGTCTATGCAAAAATCAAAGAATATAGAGGTGAAATAGAAAAATACGTACAAGAAACCTTTGGTGAATTTGGTTCAAGTTTTACAGATAGTATTATATCGGCAGTTGAAAAAGGAGGAAACGCTTTTGAAAACTTTGGACAGACAGTAGCCCGTGTTATGAAAAACCTCATTAAACAAATGTTAGTTACAAATGATGTCAAAAAGATATTTGATAAATTTCAGAAAGATATGGAGGAAGTGTATGCTTCGTCTGTAGGGCTTAGTAATGAGCAGATATACGAAAAAGTTAAGAATAAGACTGTTGATTTTGTAAATAACATTTTAAAGCCTGAAATACAGAAAGGAGAACAAAAAGCAAAGGCAATGTTTGATGCTTTGGAACAATCAGGGGTAAAAATGTATGATGAGCAAGGTCGTAGAGCTACAGAAAAAGGATTTGCTCGTATGAGTCAGGACACAGGGAACGACCTTTTGGGGCAATTCAGATTGCAAACTCAATTGAGTGCTGAGATAAAGAATGCCGCTTTACAAACGGCTAACTTCATTAGGGAAATGCATCAATCAATGCAAACCAATGCTGCTCAACAACTAAGACACCTTGCAGGTATAGAAGCTAATACCTATAAGCTAAACAAGATAGAAACGGATATTGCCAGCGTTAAAACTATTCTCGGAAACATTGATACAAAAGGAATAAAAATGCGTACATAGAAAAAGCCCCAATTAAGGGGCTTTTTTTTATCATCTTCTACAGTTAATATTTTATTTTCGCTCAAAATCATCGCTTTGCAAAAGAGCTCCATCATAAGTAATCCATAATTTACCTCCTTTCTCATATAGAGATGCTTTTATAATGTCTCCTTTTGCTGGTAAATCGCTTTTAATTCTTCTTCCTTCTTCTATTTCTAACTTATAAGTCGAGCCCTCTTTTCCTACTACTTTTCCTAAATACTTATTGTCCACTAAAGGGTATTTTGAACAATCTAATGAAAAATCTCCATTGTCATAAACAATGAGAGTATATTTTATCTCTTTTATAATTGACTTATATTTCCAAACGCCGACAATATCACTATAATCTACTTTATCCTCACTCTTAGAGCACCCCATAGTGAGGACTGCCATTAGTAATAATACAATTCTTTTCAT